ATCAACTTCCTCTGTCTTTCAAGATTAGACAGATCCACCACTCCTCCGGTCTGTCGCTGCCACTGTTTCGCAGCGTGATTGGCCAGCTTTGCCAGTGTTTTAGTCTGGGCTATGCCGACGCCGACCGTGAGGTGCGTCCTGCGTAAAACCGTCTCACGAATTTCCTTGCCAAAATCGGTAAGATCGAGGCAGTTACGAACACCAGTAAGATCGCAAAATGCCTCATCAATACTGTAAATTTCGCAGCGTGGAGAGAGTTCCTCCAGCGTTGTCATCACTCGGTTGGACATATCGGCATAAAGCTCATAGTTGCTGCTAAACGCGATAATACCGTGCCGGCGAAAAATATCCTTTTGTTTGAAGTACGGCTCACCCATTTTAACGAAGGGCTTCGCCTCTGGTGAACGAGCGATCACACAGCCGTCGTTGTTTGACAGTACGACCACCGGACGCCCTTTCAGGTCAGGACGGAAAACAGTTTCGCAGGATGCGTAAAATGAGTTCACATCGCAAAGTGCAAACATCTCAGCCAGCTGATTTGATGATGTACGTAACCACCCCGAACACGTCGAGAGTGTCCTCACTACCGACGACTATCGGCGAATATGCAGGGTTCATTGGGTTAAGCTGAACCCGCGGATGCAGCTGCAGCTTCTTAACGGTGAATTCCCCATCCACTGCAGCGATAACGATATCGCCATGAACTGCTGTCCTTGAGCTATCCACAACAAGAAGATCACCTTCTCCTATACCGGCATCCTTCATGCTGTCGCCGGCGGCTTTGACAAAATACGTCGCACTGGGGTGGTTAACGAGCAACTCGTTCAGATCGATGCGTTGCTCAACGTAATCCTGTGCAGGGCTTGGAAAACCACATTGCACAAGGTCACTGTACAACGGGATCAGCATGATCTCACGTAACTCAACGGGCGTGTAAAACTGCATAATTGACTCGCTCAGATTAACACTGTTTTTATATACAGTAGTTTTAACAGGGCGACAGATCAATATAGGTTCTGGCTATCAATTTTTGTCATTGCCGTAACACATTGATGTAACGAGTAAGGTTAGTCTGAAAGTGTTTTCAGGCCTTAGCTGTTTGATGGTTTTGCGAACAATGCGAGGTTAAAATTTTTCAGCTATGGCAATGCCTTCATAGCAAATTGCTCACCTGCGATCTCTTGCATACGGTTCGCAGGTGAGCAAACTTAACCGGCTGGAAAATATTTATAAATCGTCTTCACCCCCTCCTATTACATCGGCTACCGACCCAATGTTTTAACTGCTCAGACCAGAAATATCTGGAAGCTTTAGGCATCTTCTTGGAAGATAGATGAGCGCAAAGACGCACACAGCAATGATGTTATGTAGTATTTTCCCTTGAGTGTGCCTGCTCAAGGGGATTTTTTATCGCCGTATTGTACTGGCAAATATTTGTAAATCGTCTTCACTCCCACGCCTGTCACATCGGCCACACGCTACTGGACAGGCGCTTAGTCCGGTATGTTTCTCGCGCTACTACTGCTTACGTTAACGTCTGGTAATGATCTAGCGGCGCGACGTAAAGCGGCGTTGAAAGCAATTATAGTGACCGGCCGGCGATGGTACTTCACACGGTTAGAATGACTCTGAAATAAATAAACATCTTCTGGATAGCGTTCTCTTCTACGAGCAATCATCGCCTCCACTGGAGGGGTTGATTTAACACGTAGCTCCTTCAGGTGACCCTGTTTTCGTATCAGTATCAAGTCACCATCAATATCATCATATCGAATACTCAGCAGCCTTCCAGCGCTTAAACCCGTGTGAAAAATTAACGCCCACAAGTCAGCCCATGTATCTGAGATGGAAACAAGATTGCTGTTAATAGTTAAAAATTGCTCAAAACTTATTGTTTTCTTACCGTTCACGAACAAACCAAACTGTTTTCAAAGCTGAATGAATTGATTAAGCCAAACGTAACATATCAGGAAAAGTAGTGAAATCTTAGTCTTCAAGTCGCCGGGAGGTACTTGTAGATTGTTTTCACGTCTACACCTATCACATCGGCTACCTGCTGCCTGGTAGCGCCGTTCTCCAGCATTCTGCGGCACCGCTTCACCACTTCTTCAGTCATTATCCGGCGGCGGCCGCCGACTCTCCCCTGCTCCCTAGCAGCGGCTAAACCGGCGCGGGTACGCTCCACTATTAACTCGCGCTCCATTTCCGCCAGCGCGCTCATGACGTGAAAGAAAAAGCGGCCGGCGGCCGTGGAAGTGTCGATCGAGTCGGTCAGGCTGCGGAAATTCACCCCGCGCGCCTGTAGCTCCGACACGAGCGTAATCAGATCGCGTACGCTGCGGCCAAGCCGGTAAGGTTTCGAGAGTACATCGATCGGCACTGTAGCCGGGGAGAAAGCGCCTCTCGATAATGTCGAGCGCTTGGATAAGCTGGTAAATGAGTCTGCAGCGTTGCTCTGCATACCTAGCGCAGAATGATGGCAAAAAAAGATGAGATCATACACGAACTGATCCCACTCAATCGCCAGTATGTGTCCCTTGCTGATGCTCAGGTTAATATTGTGAATATCCTGGAGGACACGACAACCTATGTTAGGAGCCCTGGCGATAAAGCCAAGGCATTAGAAGCCATAAACAATGGCGGAGAGCTTGAACCTACAAGGCTAGCAATGCCTTTTAACGAGTATGTCAAATTCATTGTTGACTATGTGACAACCAAGCTTTTTAACAATATTAATCCTAGCGATGCTGCCATGAGAGTTGATAAGTAATAGAAATATTCTTAACGCAAAAGAACAAGAGTAATTTATGACATCGCGTCTTGTAAAAACCCAGTGATTTACTGGTTTTTTTATGATTTTCACCCTAAAAAGTGCAGGCCAGTTCTAGAGGCTATATTCATTAATAGTCGTCATTCCCTCTCGTCTGTTCATCTTCCCGAATTTCCTCTTCATCATCTTCTGATAAAACCCTGTTTGATAATCTAATGATTGTATTTGCCTGAGACAAAACCTCTTCGATATCACAAGAAAATCTGTTTTTGTCTACATTTACGATCTTTGAAGACATAAAGTCAGCTGACAAGTTATCCTTCAGTCCAAGGTGATCATCATGATAAGCAAATACTTTGGGTTCATTTCCCATCGAGACGATGGCCTCTACTAGCTCCTCGACTGTTTCGAAAGATATGTCAGGCGTAAAAGGACCACCATCACCAATAACTTCAGCAACTTCCTCTAAACTCTTGTACTTACCTATGCTACACCCTCAGGATTTGAACAGTACCTCGTATTCTGCTTTCGATATTAACCTGTTGTCAAACGGAGAGTTAACATAGATAGCCCCCTCGCCAGGTTAATGTGCATTACTCCAATGCTTTGCGCTGATTTGTTGCGCCGCCAACGCGGCAGACTACATAACTGCTGCATACATTCGCTGATTCGTGACAGGGAGTGTTGACCTCTGCTCGTCAAAATGTCTCGAGTTCAGGCTGGTAACCTTTAGGACAGTTGAGGTAGTTAACCAGCAACAAGTGCAGGGCGATACGTCGTTCATCTTAATCCATCGCTGGCTGAGAAAAACTGTGCTACACAAGGTCTCGCTACCACGTGGTCAGCACAATATGGCGAAGCTAATCAGTCTTGCAGAATTACATTACTGACTCACTTACAAAATTTATCTTTTATATACAGTGAGTTAAATTATTACTTATTCTCGATGGATATAATACCATCAATACCTATGCCATTGAAAAAAACGTATCTTTGCTAAGATCCAATTACATCTAAAAACGCATACACCCTGTTTGAGACACGGCAAACATCATACGCATCCTATTGTTTTCTTTGAATTAAATTTAGCAATCAAAAAATGGACGATTTTAAGAATTTTCTTGTTGTGTATTGCAAAAAGTTGAAATTTTCAGTATCGTGACATTACTGTTTGTTTAATCGCTGGTAGTGTCACTTCGCAACTACCCGTAGTAACCACAGAATTCGGTAAATGCATGTCAACTCAAGAGAAAAATGGTACTATATTATGGGTTAATACACTAAAAGGGGCTTGCATTCTTTTAGTAATACTTCATCACTCAATAATTACGACCTTGACACCTTCGATAGAATACCTTTCAGCAGGGGTCTTACCTGCAGAGCTATGGGATTTATTTAATAAATCAATATCCCCACTCCGTATGCCTGCATTCTTTTTTGTATCCGGACTTCTTGCGTCAAATTCAGTTTTAAAGAAAAAATGGTCAGATGTTTTTACAAAAAAAATCTCAAACTTATTATACCTGTATATACTTTGGGGTTTTTTGCAGTGGCTGTTTATAAAAAAAATAATTACCGAACCAATGGGGGCGCAATTATCAAATGCTGACAATAGCGCCTATGCAACTTCTGTTTACGACTTTTTAAATCTTCTTTTCAATGCATCTACAAGCCTTTGGTATTTGTATGCTCTTGCGGGTTACTTTTTTATAAGTAAGTCACTTAACAGACTAAAATATATCACCATAGCTCTGGCAATTATTTTGAATTACATTCCAAGATTTGGAATAATAGAAAGCTGGAGTATAATTAGCATTAGCCAAAACATGATTTTCTTTGTAATAGGCGTTTACTTTAGCAATGCCATTGTGAGATTAACAGAGATAAAAAAAGAGAATCTAGCTGCATGGGCCTTAATATTAGTAATGGCCTTAGTGAACGTAAAACTAGGCATTGGCAAAAATATTTTTGTTTGTGTGGCCTCTATTGCCTTATCAATAAAAATATGCCAGTACATGAATGATAAGTTCGATATGTCATGGCTAAACTGGATCGGTAAAAACACGCTTCAAATATACGTCATTCATCGTATCTACGTTGAGGTATTCGGTATAATCCTGCTTCGTCTCGGAATTGACGAAGGATGGTTTATGAATAACACATACTCTTTAATGTGGAGCATAACATACCCGATAGCATCAGTATTTACATATGCAACACTTTCTATTTTAACTTGGAAATTATTAAACAATGGTCTTGGGAGAAACTTATTCTCTTATCCAAGTCTTTTAAACAAACAACCTCAGCGGTTATCATAAAAAAGCTGCGCACCATTAATCATGGTGCGCAGATCAATCACCACATATCAGACAAAAAATGAACAATAAATTACTAGTTAGAATTGCCGCATTAGTATCCATTACTTCAATAATAACTGAACTCACCTCCTGGCCTGAAGTTTTGTTTATATCAAATATTGTCATGATAATCATATGGGGGCATATGGAGTATCAAATATGGAAAAGCGAACGATAATAAAACAGCAGCATGGCAATATATGATTCAGCCAGATCTCATCAAACAATAGATACAAACCAAACAGTTAGCATATAGACTTATACTAGACGAAGAAAAAACTCAAAACACAGAATATGAAAGACCCATTTGTCAGAATACCGTGACTAATACCCGCCACATATCACCAATTAATTATAGTTCACATCTACTGCGCTCGAGTTACTATATGCTATGTGAAGATAGCTTTATGTAACCATTTAAGGAACTGCGACTCCCCTTGTTGCCATAATGCTGGCAATAGTATCCATTGAAGAAATCGCATCTGCATCTGCGAGTATCTCGTTGTAAGCGCAGAAAAATCCAATTGTTCCCGTAGTACCTTCGGTGACGCCGGTTGGAATTGATGGGACTGCGTTAAGAAAAATTGGATATGTTGACTTTGCTCTTGCGCTAACAGCTACCTGAGTAATGCTACCTCCACGTGTAATGCGTCTGATTTGAGTATTACTGACGGTAAGCGTTTGCACCGTCCACGATCCTAAGATGGTTATAGGGTACATCATGGTCGCAGAAGGTGATGACAGGCCTGTAGCAGATGACCAAGTCGTTACTCCTGTAGTATCAGTTGCCAGCCTAATTCCGGAGTATGGAGCGGCTGAAGGCGTTAAGTTTGATAGAGAGGAAAATCTTTGTCCTGACCTTTCCGCAAGGTTCCAGCAGAAAATTAAAGTCATATTATCTGATTCATTAATTTTAGTATTAATAGAATCATTGATAGATGACAATACAGCTCCTTGCGTATTGAAGGAGCCAGAAAAGTCCATAACGGCATTTCCTGTAAGATCGGCCTTACTCTGCATATCATAGACTGCAAGCGATGAAGGGCGAATCAACTGCATGGCCGGCTCAATGAATGGTAATTCATCATTATTAATATATGTATTCAATATGACCCGCATATTATATCTCCGTTAATTCTATAAGGCTGATCTGTGCTATAGATGTTGAAAAAGAACCAGTACTAAACTTAACTGTTGCCTGCGTTATTCCCGACGGTACTGTAAATTCGTAAGAAAAATAAGACCAGTCTGTTATAGCGGTTTTCCAGCCTCGTAAACCAGCAAGGTTTTGTGTTGAACCAGAGCCACCTGCCAGGGTATATAAACTAAATTGGCTACCGGCTTTAACAAAAAAACCAAACTGCATTTTCTGTCCTGGCGTAACAGCTACAGTTAGTTCGGAGTCCTGGTTTGTTGTAGTCCAGACATTTCCTTTTACAGATGAATCAGTTGATATTGTTGCAGTACCTGCAGTGGTGATTGTCCAGTCTGAAGGGTTGCTCCCTGTGTTATTTAAAAACAGAGCATTTGTAATATGGTTTTTGGTCAGTCCGGCAGCTAATTGTTCGTCTGCTCTGACTGGCCAGACAGGAGATGTCCAGTCCTTTAGACCATCAACAAGCGCCTGTCCCATAACCTTCGCCCCGGTACCATTTGGATGAGAAACATCCTGGTTATATCCCGTAATCCAATCGCCGGTCAGCGGGTCTACAGTATATCTATGCAGATCTACAAGAGGTAGAGATTTAGCGCTGGCATATGCGCGAAGCCATGCGTTAAGTTTCTGCTCTGCTATACGCCTGGTGTTATCTCCACTGTTTCCCTGTGCTGACATAGTGCAAACTACTGGAATGATACCAGCCTGTCGTAACTGGAGAAAAATAGATTTGAACGCAGGTATAGTGACGGTATCTATATTTATACCCTGAACTATATCATTGCGACCACACATAACAACACAAAATGTAGGGTCGGTAGCAATAGCATTTGGCAGATGCACGTTTTTAACCTGAGTTACGGTATAACCGCCAGTTGCTGAAATGCCAGCTAACTGAATTCTCCCATTTGTGAAAAGAGATGCCCATCCATGCCAGGACTGATCATTAATACATGGGGCGTAAGACGTACCGCTGGCATTTGCACCAGACCATGCTACGCCGTATGCTGTGATTGAGTCACCTATGGCAAATATATCGCCTGGTAACGGTCCTCGGTGATTGGTTAACGGCTCACCGAGGCAAACAGGTCTACCTGTTACGGCGTCCCAGTACCACAAAACTCGTCCATTTAAATCAATAACAGGAAAAGGATAGCCGTTATCCGATTCAGCATTTATCTTTTCTGTAGTGACAACCTTGGCAGTTAAATCACTGGTAGACATGTTCTCAACGGAAATATTATCAAGCCCATCGATAGACTTCGTAGAAATACCACCGGGAGCATTAACTATTCCAATATCGTTGATAAAGAATGGTGTTCTCCCCGCATTATCAATAATCTCAAATGGATTAACTGATTTTTCACTGGTTTTAAGCCCCTCTGTTCTGGTGTTTGTTTCATTAATCTTTTCGTCAACGGCACTAACAGCGTCCTGAGACGGCATTTTTCGCCCCGTCGGCTGCAGCGTACCGGCGTTATTGATTACCTCCACTGCAAGCGAGCTGTCATCCGGGCTACGGTAATACGTGGTCGCCCCCACCGGAATAGTCGCGATATCCGCCTGCGCCGCAGCCAGCGTCGCATACTGGCGGCTGAGAGGAATCAGATTCTGTCGTGTCTCCTCTGTAAGGGCTTCATTCTTCGCCATCATTCCGCGCCAGGTATCCAGATCATCGCCAGCGCGATCTGGTTCAGTCAGCGCAGACCCATTGACCAGCTTATCCAGACGCTCAGCGTTATCGAGCAGCACAGCGGGAGACGTGCTCCCCAGCTCCGGGTTAAAGGCCATGTTTTTTGCTCCAAAAAGAGGCTTCGCTCAAACGAGGGTTTGAGCGAAAAGAGTTAATTAGGGGTTGTTATGGGGTATTAAGCGACGTCGCCGGGGTATGTGGCGTCGTCGTACTGGTAGAAAATTTCTTTATATTCAGGTGCAGTAATCTGACAGTTGCTGTCACCCGATGGGGCAACCTCCTGGACTATCCCATGCCGCGCACCCTTTTCACTGTCGCAGAACAATAACTTCGGCAGATCAATATCTGGGTCGTCCATAATCCAGTCGCCGGGATGCAGGTCGTCGTTGTACGGCACCGTCAGCGTGAAATCATCTACCCGTTGCGGCGTGAGCATTCGCGATGATGGTCGACCGTCCTGAAACTGTATCCAGCAGCGAGGATTTGCGTAGCTCCAGTCCAGTGGCTCCGTGACGTGCAGCGTAATTTCCTGCAAGTCGTAAATCATCGCGTCAATCAGGCAACTTTGGGTTTTCCCGGTTGGAATGTCGTCGGACAAAATGATGTGATCACCGAAGTCATGACACCATCCCAGCATTGAAGTCGTAGCCGTATACGTTCGGCGTTGGTGGAGATATTTCATTAACCGACGCATCCCGATACGCCAGGCGCGATCTGCAGTCATGGCAACATCAATGGTGTATGCCTCCGTTTTGCGCGGAAAAGGATTTTCCGGCGTCCGGCACTGTACGGTTTCCTCCGCCCAGGTCACAGGGTTGATATATTTCACATCCACGCCATCAAAATCATCCTCCGACGGGACCCTGAATGACGTCTGCATTTCCTCGACGGTATCCTGAGGTGTAATGATCCCTGTCCAGCTTTTGACGCCCTCTCTCCCGACAGAAAGCAACCCGTCAGACAGCAGAAAATACCCCATGCCAGCCTCGGCTATTTTGTCGAAAATATCCTTTGCTGACGTGCTGTCACTGCTTGCCTGGTGATCAAAATATTCGCCCCTTGGCGTCCAGTAGGTGGCCTGCAGCGTACTGAGCCCCGCAATATCGATCTGGTCGTCGCGATATCCCAGACTGCGGGCAAGATGCAGGAACGCACCGCTGATTGTCCTGTCACCACCGCCATCATAGTTTCGCGTGGCGACAACACTCACACGCTTGTCTGACTGCGCCGCCAGCTGGCCGCCGGTTTCAACCGTGATCCCTATTGTTGATATCCCTGCGTAGGAGGTTGGACGGGAAAGCAAACGACCTCTGAGCGCCTGCCAGAACATGCTGTCTCTCGCGTTGTTGCTCCCCTGCTCGTTACGGCGGCGGCATCGAACCTCCACCAGCCCAGGAGAGGACAGATCAAAACGCTCTGTAAAACCGAGGCCATTAATGTTTTTAAGCGCGTAAACCCCTGGCTTACTCGTCCACCCTGATCCGGAACCATAAACGCGATACTGGATTTCATACTCGACATGGCGGAGCCGCTTATTCCCGTTGTTCTGGAACCCGCAAATTCCGTTTGGGAAAGCAAAGTTGACCTCGAAGGCGTCCACAACTTCATTCTGCGGGCAGGCCAGAAAGGGGCCTAGCCAGGTTTCATTATCGTTAATACCAGACGCGGCAAAATCCACGACGGTACGGGTCATAAAGCCTGACCAGGTGCTGTCAACGACACCGTTAACCACACGCTGTACGGTCGCAGAGGGGCCATCAGTAGACGCTATCTGGTATTCGTTGCCACGGTGCGCCAGGGAAATCCGCTGAGTGCCTTCCGGCAATCCGGCAAAGGCAGTGCCAGAATCGTATGCCAGCGTAACGCTGGCTGTTACCGCAGGGCTTCCGCCGCTGGAGGCTGCACCAGCAGTAAATACCGGGCTGTCACCAAATACTGACGCAGGCAGGAAAGATGACGTAATGGAACCGCCACGCCAGGGGCTGGAGATCTCGACGATACGTATCACGCCGCCATCATCCTGAGCAATGAGCCCCGAACCATTCAACCCGCCATTAATCGCTGCGAGCACGCCAGACATTGTGCCGTAGTTGGCGACCAGAGATATGGTATAGGTGATACCCTGCCACGTCAGAGCAAAGGTCTGGCTGGTTATCGTAAAGTCATACGTTGACGGCGACGCACTGGCGCGTAATACCGCAGTCGCTCCCCCTGTTCCCGGAACGGCGTCCTGGTGAGGGGTATACGTGGAGATCTGCAGATCATAGTCAGTACCGTTAAACGTTAGGGTGACAGGCATTCCGCTGAATGGCGCAATCTCTGACACGACGTCTCCTGTCAGCACGTTAAAACCGCCCTCGATGGATACCTGATAATTCACTGGCGCTTTCAGGGTGACAATTGCACCGGCGATCCAGCCAGGAGGAAGTTTGTTCTCATCCTCGTCTTCATCATTATCATCATCGACATCGAGGCCAGAAAACGAGACAGAGGCACCGCTGACGGTCATGGCATCAGCAACAATATCACTGGCTTCAGGGGCAGTCTGAGCCATATCGAGGCCGCTGCCGCTCGACGTTCCACCAACTTCCGTTGAGTTGAACCATATCTCACTGCGACGATCCCCAGCCACATTATCGCCGGGCCCATAGCTGGTATATGAAAAGCCCTCGCCTAAGGTCAACGCCGGAGTTTCTCCTACCCGAAAATCTCCACCGGTATAGGAGAAACGCCCATATCCAAGGCAGACAAACATTTCGACCGTCATCCTGGTGGGATCAGCAGGGTCGAATCGCGTTACCGGCTGCACCAGGTAATCAGGGTAAATCCGGTTTCGCCCAAAAGCCTCCCTAACGGGATCGCCAAGCTTCGCTGTATTGGCTTTAGCCGGATTCAGATCCAGCGATGAAGCGTTACTGGATGAAAAACCCCCCAGCTCTGGTTTTGGGGTAAAGAATAATGCATAGGCCGTAGACGCAATGGATACGGCCACCGAAACCCACACGGCAATTTCAAGACCCGTGCCATACGGAATGGGATATATCCGCACGTCACTGTCTGGCCGCAACAAACATAACGGCCATTCCGCCGGGGGGACTGCCTGGCCGTTCAGCTCGATCACAACAGGATGAGTTTTATCCTGTGAATAGCTCGGGACATTTCTGCTCATCCACTCATGCAGCGTCAGCACACCATGCTCGTGTGTTTCAAGGGGTTCACCCGGTAGCCGGGACGGGTAAAACTTTATCGTCATTGCCAGAACTCCACGCGGTTAAAGCGGCGGATAAATCGCGCCAGTGGCAGAAACGTAACCCCCGAGCCTGGATTACATTCCGCGACCTGCAGCTGGTTATCGAGCATCACAACAATCCCGACATGGGAAACCGTTGAACCCGAATAGCAAGCCACTCCGGCACCTTCACACGGGGCACAACGTTTCAGCGAAAGCATCAGCTTTCTCGCTTCCCGGTCGAGCCCCCCGCCGTCTTTGGTCACACCTGCAAAATCCGGCCATTCAGGTAGCCCAAGGTCGCGACGTATCTCATTCACAATGCCGAAGCAGTCGAGTTTTGGAAAAGAGCGACCGCCCTTCAGCCAGGTGACTGAACGGTATTTATCAGCGATAAACATATTTGCCTCAGATTAGTAACGTAAGCCCGGATGCTCGGCGAGGTTGTAACGTTTACGGGGCCAGGCTGTTTTGAGGACATTCATATAGCCTGCCGTAACCTGAACTGCTGTCGGGGTCCAGGAGCCGGATTTGATATCGAGCGTATACGGTGATGATGCCGGAGCAGACAGATCGGATGAAATGTACCGCCGGAATGTCAGCGTGGCTGATTTCATTTCATCCAGAATTTTATCGATCGCCTCTGAAACCCGTCCGTCAATATTGCTGATAGCAAACTTTAAATCCTGTGTCCCGTCGGCGTTCCTGGCTGGTAAGGCGATATCTATCGCGCTGGCCTCAAACGTCACCGGCTGACCATTTTCCAGCGTCACTGAAACGTCATCCCAGCCACTGGTTAGCCAGTAGTTATCATCTCCTGCCGATATCTGCAGCGTATCGTGAATAACCTCCGATCCGCTGCTGGCATATAGCCGCTCAAGAATTGTCATGCTTCGGCCACTCTCTGTTTAGCGCAATATCCAGTAACGACTGGCCCGCCAGCCATTCCGGGTAATTTCCCCAGCCCGAAGGCGGTAACGGGCGCTCCCATAATTCCAGCGTTGCGCTGTACTGCCAGTATTTTGGCGCGACCAGCGTCGGTCCCTCGTAAATATCCACGAACCTGGCTTTATAGGGCTTTACCCCTATTGGGGTTTGGAGTTTCAGATAGAACCATGACTGGCCATCTTTAAGCGCATCCCTGAAAAACGCCTCAAACACCTGTGCCAGAGCATCAGTTTTAAAAATCCATTTAACCGATGCCTGGGTGGGTGTTGAGGTATATCGCCTTCGTTGTTGAGCGCGACCGGACGTCATCTCCGTTCGCAGTAAAGGTGATATGGTCTTAAACCCGTACCCGTCCATAAGCGGCATGGGCAGGTATTCATCCGGGTAGAAAATATCTGCCATGAATATTCCCTCCGGGCAGGTCTATCTTGGTTTTTTAGATTGGAGATTTGAATAAATAGCCCGACCGAATTTCTTCTGGGGGTTATTTACTTCGGCGGTTAAGGTGTTAACTATCCGCTGTTCCAGAGCGTCATTCCTTCGCTCAATTGCCTGCATCGTTATGTCATCCGGTTTACCGGTGAACGTACTTCTGGCATCTACGCTGACAGCAATTCGTGGCTGTGCCTGGATCTGGTTAGCAGCGTTCTGTACCGCCGGCGATTCCCGCCCAACAGCTTTGACCCCCAGCGAACCATCAGCGCCACGGGTAAGCGGCATGATGGCTTCCGGCCCGGCCTCGCCGAATACACCCGCCCCTTTCGCAAACGCAAAATATTGGGGAGTGCTGTAAACACCATTGCTGTAGGCAGAAAGTGACGGAGAATCGTAAACTCTTCCGAGAGCGTTGAATGAAAAATTAGCTCCCGCGCTTTGAATAGCGGTACCACTACTTACCGCACCGCTGGCACCGCCAAAAATACTACCGAACAACCCCCCAGCCCCACCGCCAAATGACGCCATAATCGCTTTGGTGATCAACGCCTGTGTTGCCATCTGGATCAGCGTCTTAATCACCGTTTCACCCAGAGAGCTGAAGATATTCGACATACCATCTTTAAACGAAGTGGCGCCCGTCAGGACGCTGGTCAGGTTGTTGGAGATAGAGTTGGTGGTGGCATCCAGAATTTCGCTGGTTGCAGTAGCAGCCATTGAACTCAGATCAGAAGCCTGATCGGCATAGTTCATCAGGGAATCGCTGATCCCTGCCCGCCAGTCTGACTGCTGTTCATCGGTTTTTTTGTAATACTCCTCCTGAATATCCAGGCGTTCGGCAAGCGCTGCTTTAAGCGCTTCCGTTTGCTTTTTATACAGGTCTTCGGAAATCTGCCCACGACTGAAATCACGTTGTAAGTCACGCTGCTGCCTGAGAAAATCAGCGCGAATATCCGCCATTTCCTTCATTCGGTCACGGGCTTTATCCCCCTGTCCCGCGCCGAGGAAATCGATATTCCCCCTTTCCCGGGCGGCAGCATTACTGTCGGCCAGACCTTCGCGGAATGTTTTTAACTGTTCAGCGATATTTTTCTGATCAATAAGCGCCGCATTGTGCAGCAACGTTTCCTTTTTGGATTTTTCAAGCGAAGATATTTCCCCCTGAGTAACCTGATATTTCATCTTTGCCAGCTCAGTGTTTTGGCTGGAAAGAGCAATTTGCTCCCGTTGCTGTTTAATCAGCCGGGTATAGGTATCTTCGGTTTTCTCCGCCTCGGTTTTCCCATGCCTTCCTTTTGGCTTGGGTTTATTTTCCTGGTTGTTTCTCCATTCATTCAGGCCGTTATTAATCAACTCCTGCCGTCCGGTCTGAAACTGTGGGTCGTTAGTTAACCCCAGGTCATCCGCAGCATAACCCAGTCGTGCGCGCTCCTTGTCCTCACCTTTGAGTTTTGAAAGCGCCAGATCACGACGGCTTTTTTCCAGTGCAGCCGTTTGCTGGGTTGTCAGGTCTACCTGTGGTAAGCGTACTGGTGCGTTTACCAGCCCCTGTCGGGCCATGAGAAGATTATTTCCGAGACCCAGCAAACGGTTAAATTCAGTATGCTCACTGTTCATCATTAATAACGATTGATATGCTGAATTCTGTTCTGCAGCCTGCTGCCGGATTAATGCTATTCGCCTGTTCTCTATCCCTTCCAGTACCGACTGAATCGACTCAGACTTAGCCTGCATCTGAGCTAACCTCTCCTGTTCAACGGCCAGAGCGGAAGTCGCTTCTTCCAGACCACGGGTGACCGTTTCGACCGAAGTCAGGTGGTTTATCATGAAACCACCACTGGTTGTCGGGCCGGGGTTAGACAGGACATACTGATAGCCCGCGATCTCTTCCTTCAGGCTTTTTACTTTAGATGCCTGGGCATCAACAAGACGGTTTTGCTCCTCCAGCGCCTGACGGGTTTTGGTCTCACTATCAGAAACTTCGGGCAGGGACATTGATTTTGTCTTTTCACGGACAGCATCAATGGTGTTTGCATATTCCTGAGCGGATAATCTGGCCTGCTCCTGATTCTGGTACATCGTGTACCAGGCACCGGCACCAAGCAAAACCAGCCCAGGAATACCGCCAACGAGGCCTAATGCTCCCCCCATAAGCCGGGAACCTACAGCAGTAACCGAGTTCAGTGCAGTCTGAGCGGATACTCTGGCCTGAATATTACGGTTAAGTGACTCCTGCGCCAGTGAGAGCCGTTTTTCTGCGGCGGCCTGCGCGTCTGTACCCCGCGCCGCTGCCAGTGCCTGCTGGGCACGATAAACTGCAGCACGCGCACGAGCTGTCGAAACCTGCGTCCCTCTGACCTGGGCTTCAGCTAAAGCTACTTCACTTTTTGCGGCGTTAATAATCCCAGCCGTTGCAGAGCTGGCACCAAGAGCCATATTTCCCAAATATCGGGCAGCACCAACGGCAACAAGCGCTCCGGCAGCAGTGGCGACCTGATCAATATTGTTGGCTACGCCATCAAGTAATCCGGTCAGGGTATTTGTCGCGCCACTCGCTTCATTAGCTCCACCGACCCATTGCATAAAAGCGTTTTCAACTTTTGTTGCCGACGATGAAACGGTCTGCGGCAACTCACCATATTCATTCCGGAGCTTACCAAGCTGGCTGATGAGGGCCGGAACTACTTTATCAATGGTTAACTGCCCCTGATCCGCCATAGATTTAAGGTCTTTACGCGCAACCCCCATCCCTGCAGCAAGCGCCCGTATAACCCTGTCGCCGCTCTCGTTGACGGCATTGAATTCTTCGCCTCTCAGCACGCCCTGCGCCAGAGCCTGGCTAAACTGAGTGATGACCGAACTGGACTCCTGAGCATTCGCGCCAGAAAGTTTTAAACCAGTAGAAATAGCCTCAGTAATATCCAGCACCTGGCTGGAGCTGTAACCATATTCCCGCATTGAGGCTGCTGAACGGGAAAATAAATTAGCGTTGTCAGAAAAAGATGTGCCCGTTTTCTGGCTGATATCCATCAGCTGTTTTTGAGAGCTGGTAAAATCATCAGTTGATTGAGATGCCTGTTTTAGGCGGGCGTTTACTGAATTCCATTCATCAGCTAGGGATATCAAATGCCCCGTAGCAAAAGCACCAGCAAATGCCCCGGTTAATCCCAGTGCGGTAGCCTTTGCTGACTCCATCTGGTCAGTAAGCTCAGCAACAGAACGGCGAGTTTCCCGAACTGAAGCCGCAGCATGCCTGCCGCCATTCTGCATTGTTTTATAATAATCAGCCCCCATACGTGACGCGCGGGCTATCTCGGTCTGAAATGACTGAGAGTTAGCAGAAACTTTAATGATAAGTTCACGCAGGGTTGCCATTTCATTTCCTCAGAAACAAAAAACCCCACATTGTGGGGCTTTTTTATGATTTCAATATTATTAAATTAAACCAGCTTTTTTCCTTGCTTCTTCCAGATAATCTTTTTCTGGTTCCTCTTTTTTATGAGCAAGTGCAATCAGAAGATCAATTTGAGCACTTTGCTTTTCAGAGATTTCTTTAAGCATAGCGATCTGATCATTAGCTCTTACGCTTCCTCTGTTCAGGAAATACCAGATAACAAGATCAATAAGGCGAGCAAAAACAAATAATAATATCCAGCCAGTAGTAGTCATTTAAAGCACTCCGTGTGTCAAAAAAAACAACATAACACCTGTTATGAGTGGCATTCACACGAATTATTACTGGCTATGCTGACGCAGCCAGCAGCGCCGCTTCCAGCCCTGCAAAGGGATCGCCGCCGTCGTTTACTTCAACCTCTTCTGCGCTCCACTGAAGCTGAGCCTCTTCAATGGTGACTTTACCGCCCTGCGCCCCGTAAACCGCTGATACCAGCTGAGCATTGAGAATATCGCCACGGATATCACCGATCGGGCTGATACGATCGTATTCAGCCCACATCCTGAATTCGCCGACCGTCATGGTTTGTCGCAGTTCGCCCAGCGTGCGGCCCATCCGGAGCGCCAGCGCCATCAGGAACTGCATGCCAGGCATTTTTACTTTGCTTTAGCATCATCCGCGTCACGAATGAGATCGAGTGCCTGCTTCAACAGCCGCGAATGCACAGGGCCATAGATCGCTTCAACCTGTTCGGTGTCATCGACAGTAAAAACGGACTGCAGGTCGGTATCCAGCAAAATATCGATGAAAAGCGTGACATCAGCCCGCATCGTGCGGAAGGCTCGTTCTGAAGGGGTCAGTTCCGGTGCCTCCTGGGGATCCTGCCCTTCCAGTGGTTTGGGTGGTTCAGGGCTGGCAATGCCCTGCCAGCGAATCCAGGCTTCTGCTGATGGCTCACGAATGATGACTTTGGCGTTATCCCACTCCGGAACGGTGATTTTTTTTTTACGAAAGCCCGCCATCGGGGCCAGTGCCAGTGCTTTAAGACTCAGTTTTGACATTAAGTTTATCGCCGGTTTCCCGGCGCTCCATTAACTGATGGTGACGGTGAGATCAGCAGAGGTGATAACGGTGCCATCGGCATCGGTAACCACGCAGGAATAAACCCCGGCATCACCGGATACAGCGCTGGCTTTCGTAAACGTTGCGCTGGTCTGGCCGCTGACCGTCGAGGCACCCTTTTTCCAGACGTAGGTATAAGGTGCCGTACCACCCTGGACGACCACGCCCATAGTCAGGGCGCTTCCTGCCGCGACCGTTTGGGACGCCGGAAGGTCAGTAGCAAAAGACAGGACTCCTGGGGCATTAATATTGGTGGGTTTGCCTTTCAGACGTAGCGAGAACGTTGCAGCAACAACACCGTTGGTTTGAGAATCCCAGGTGTGCTGACGTACCTCAGCGCGCATCAGGAATCCATTACCAGACGGGAAAATAACCTTAAATCCATAAACCCCGTCGTTATCGTATGCTGCACGAAGTGCATCCTGCGCCGGATTGCGGTAGAAGTTACCGGAAAGTGACATTTCAGACGGAGCAGGAAGGCCGTTGATATTTTCCGTTTCATCCGAACACAGCACTGTCACGTCAATATCGTTTTTCTGACCAGCGGTAAAGCTGGCCTGTTTGATAGTGCAACTCAGGTTTAACCAGGTTGCCGTGTCCAGCTCTGCCGCGGTGACCGGCACAGAGGTAATCATTACTACCGTTTTTTGGGCACGTTCAAATAGTGCTGACATCGCAGCCTCCATAAATGAAAAAACCGCCAGCGGCGGTCGGCGGCGGTCGGATTGGATTGGTTTTTGTCAGGCAATAACCGTTATTTCGAGGGTTGCCCGATGAAGATGGGTTGTCGTGTCGTAGCCAGGAATTTTTGTCACCTCGACAGGTGAAAGCACCTGCAGGCGAGCCAGGGCATCCAGGCGTAACGCCCGGGCTTCGTCATTCGTTTCAGCCCATACATCAACCTGAATGCGCAGTGTCGACTCTGCCTGGCCGCAGAAAACATCCCCGGCAACATCAGTCGGTATCGAGAAAATGATATAAGGCGCTGGAACATCTGGAAGTCCGTCGCTGCTCAGCGATACCACATACGGATAAACCCGCCCTTCTGCCCCGCCCTTCTGCCAGCGGCGACAGCAGGTCATAGAGATCATCTTCTGTCATTTAGCCAGCACCTCATCGATAGCCTGATTCATCCGCTGCATCGCCACCTGCGCAGCCTCTTCCATGCGGGTATCAAAGGCAGGACGAACAAACGGATGTGCTGGCGCCGTAGATGTTCCCAGCTCCACGAAGCGCCAGTAAAACGCATTCCGCTTGTTGCTGGCCTTCATGGTGTTGTCGCTGTTCCCCGTTCGCGGGTTAACGCCACGAATATGCACCCCCGATGAGATTTCACCACGACGGCGGCTTTTCTGGGTGACGACAACAACGTTTTTCTTCAGTTTTCCGGTTTTCTCAGGAGCACGATCAATCACCTCCTCGCGGAGCAATTCGGCGCCAGCACGGGTCGACTCCCGGAGAACTTTATTATTTTCGGCCTTGCTGAGTGTTTGCAGATCGCGGGCGATATCCTGCAGCCCGGAAAAATCCAGATTCACATCAATCATTTTTCGGTCCCCTGTTTGCAAAGAATTTCCAGCCGGGTGCCTTTGATATCCGGAACCGGAGGGCCGGTAACGTTAAGAACAGCACCTTTAAACGGGCCGGTGCGTACTTTCAGGCGGGAAGAAGCTGAGATATCTGTACGAAAACGTACCCAGACTCGAATGGTGGCATCGGCACGCTCAGCGCCAGCGGCTAACAGCTCACGACCGCTTATCCCCTTAACCTCGGCCCAGATAGTGGCGCCGTCAGACCACTCTTCTGTTGGCTGACCACTCGGGGTTCGTGTAGTAATAAAATTACGGATGGTGATCCGATACCGCATTGGTCCAATTTTCATCATCTCCTCCAGCTAAACACCCATTTGAATTCGCCAGGGATTCAGCAACCAGCGTGCGGGTCCTGGAATATCAGGACTCAGATCATCCCCGCGGTTTTCATACAACCAGCCCACGATAAGAAGAACCGCGCTCTGAATGGAGGGCGTGATGATAAGAGGACGATCGCCAGCACTTTCATTCTCAACAGCACTATCCAGAGCAGCCTGGTCAGCGAAAAAGCGTCGGTTGAGAAACTGCATGGCAGCATCCTCCGCAGCGGCAAGATACCCCTCCACCATCGTTTTATCGATTTCATCATCCAGCCTGAGATGTTCCATGGCTGTTTCAGTGTTGATTACCGTCATAACCATTACCCTTTGGTTTCGGGGGCGCGGTTCATTTTGTTATCAGGGACTTCACCTACTATGGTCACCAGCCCGTTACCTTTGAGCTCGGCAGCACGTAAGCGAGAGACATGAAACGGATCATCAGCTGGCGTCCTGAAAATGTCGCCATCCATAAAACGCCGGACAGGCTGAACCTGAATAGTCCCGGACTCTGTGAGTTCTGGCGCCGCATTTACGCCGTCGGGTACAGACGGTTCAGCCACATTTTTTCTGGCCATCACTATCTCCTCTGAAAGAGAGGGCCGCTAAGCGGCCCTGAATTGTCAGCCGCCAGAAGCGGTTACAGTACCGGTGACAAATGCTTCCGGACGATAAACCGCTAACGCCAGACGCTCTTCCGCACGAATGGTAACCATGTTTTTAATAAAGTCATCTTCGTTCTCAGTGGAGAGCAGCACTTCGATATCCATGCGGTCGAAGATTTGCGCAGCCATGTTGAAGGCACCAGTCAGGAAGTTGTTCTGCGCCATGGCCTGTGTTTCCACAACAGGGAGACCCCAGATACGAGGAACACCACCATTGACCGGCTGCGCGATGATATAGCGACCTTCGTTATCTTTGGTCAGCTCGATGCCTGCCCAGTCAATCGGGTTCAGGACAAAACCAGACGCCGGATATTCCGCAAGAACGGCCTGAAGAACAGCCAGGCGAAGACGGAAGACGGTCGATCGGCGTGGCATTGGACAGGGTTAGGGCTGGTGCAAATTCTGTTGCCTGCGGCAGAATACCGAGGATATTCGCGCCGGTGCCATCGCCGCTCAGCAGTTGCTGCTCTTCTTTGAAACGAAGACCATACTGAGCGCGGCCATTGATATAGCTGGCCAGACCGGGCGCATCGTCCAGGATCTGACGGGACGCTTTAAAGTAATGCGCAATAGTACGAACCGGCGCACTTTTCAGATCAAACCGAATGTCAGATTTTGGTTTCAGGGCACCTTCCGCCACAGCTGCAGCATTATTGGTAAACCCCGTTTCCTGAACGAATTCAATACCGTTAGATGCGGTAGTGCCGGGGATAAGCAGATTACGGATGGTCAGAGTACGTTCCGGCGGGGCGATAATGCCCTGAACACGATCGGAGACCACCAGGCTGTTGGTTGGGCTCACGCCTGTGCCCGTAGTGGCCGGCACGTTCATAATATCTTTCTGTTCCAGTTTGACGCGGATGCTCTTACGGGCCGAACTGTCCATGCCTTTGAACTCTTCACTTTCGACCACCAGCTCACCGAGCGATTTTCGCTGTGCAGGTGCATCGTTCGGGCGGCGTGCGCCTTTTTGCTCCAGCTCAGTGAGACGTTCTTTCAGCTCGTTCATCTGATTAAGGCTTTCGTCCGTTCGTTGTTTCAGTTCCAGCGAAACGGTTTCTCCTGCCTCCATTTTTTTCTTCACGTCTTCGCCAAAGTTTTTGACCTGATCAATCACCATGGTGAGCTGAGTAGAGATTTCGCCAATACTTTGTGGCTGATCATCAGCCGATTTTTTCTGGTACATATAAATCCCTTAGAGAATTTTTGGGAGAGAAAACTGGCTCAGTTGCTGGCGCATCGCCGCAATAGCCGCTTTGGTTTCGCCGTCTTCGCCCCCGGACTCACTCCGGTCAAGCAGATAGGACAGTCCGCGGGAGGCGACCGCAGCGGACTGACTTTTCGAGAAACCTGCCTCTCGCAGGAACTTCTCAAATTCAGGTAAGGAAGGAAGATCACCGTGTGACAATTTCGACTTAATGACGTCGATGCGGGCATCGTCGTTGGCTGGTACGGTAACGATGGAGATTTCAACCAGGTCGAGCTTCGTTAATGTGCGGATCCGGGTTTTCTCATCGTAATTCGATTCCCGAACGTAATAGCCAATGGAAAGGCCCGTAATGGCACGGGTTTTCATGCCTCTCCATGCAGTTTTGGCGTAGGCGGCGTCGTCCAGCCACAAAGCGCCTTCACCAAAAAGCCCATGCTTATCTTCTTTCAGGGTTGAGATATCCCAGTTCCCGATGGGTTCACCGGTGCGATGCTGCCAGAGAACAGGGAACGTCCTCCCCTTAGCCCGCGTTTCCTCGATGCTTTCGAGGAATGCGCCCGGCGCCACGACTTCGTTGTAGCTATCCACCACATCGAAGACAGAACCGTATCCAGAAAAAAGGCCGTCATCGTTGACAGCCTTAATATCGAAGTCGAATGCCTTTACTTTCATGGCTGCGTTTTTCCGGTACATTCCGGCGTCTCCTCTGATTTAATGCCAAGCCATTCCCGCAGTGCGTTTTTGGCTGATTCACTGTCGCCGGACTTGCCAAGCTGATCTATCGGCAGCAGGTTGGATTGAACGGTTAGTTGGTCAGCGCCAGGTTTTGGCTGAAGGTTTTCTTTTTGCCGTGCTTCATTGCGGGTCATCAGACCGTTCTGGGTCATCGTTGAGTAAAAAGCGGCACGGGCGGCGCTGTCAGCACGTAAGAGACCTTCGATGGAAAACTCTGCGAAGTACTTATTTCTTTCTCCCGGAGCCAGGAGACTTTTACGAATCGCCTGCTCAATACGGGTCAGCCATGGACGAAGTGAAAACGTTAAAAAGCCAATCAGCATCTGTTCGACGCCACTTCCCCACATCGTCTGCCCCTGGGCGGTATGTCCAATCAACCCCGGCCATACTCTGAACCACCGACAAATCTCTTCGATATTGAAGGCTCTGGACTGCAGCATCTGGGCGTCTTCCGGGTTGAGGTCAACAGGCTGAAACTTCATTCCCGCTTCAAGAACCATCATTTTCCCGGTATTCATGGATCCAGAAAATTGTTCAACCATGCTTTCACGTACTTCATTGCGCTGCTCTTTTTTCAGGATCTGATCCATTGAGAGAACGCCGCTGGGCCGCATACCGTTTTTAAAAACTTTGGCGCTGGCTTCATCTGTTGCCATTGCCAGACCAAGTGTCTGTCGGGCATAACTGACAGGTGACAGGCCCATGACACCATTGGTGCTGAACGCACGGATGTGCATGATGTCCCGTTCATCAATGTTTCGGGATGTACCTGAAGGCCAGTCACGGTAGGTATAAATTGGATCTCCGCTCTTGCTTAAATCAACCTTCATCCTTTCTGGCCTGAGAGGCACCAGCGAGGTAATACGCTTTCCGGTTCGATCGATTTCTGCATAAGCATTCCCCCACAAAAGCAGGCTGGCCATGATCATTTCCCAGAACTCCACTGCAGTCATATCAGCATTGGGTTGATTATGGAGGAGCTCATAAAGCGGGTGATCATTTGCATTCTGGCGACCGCCAGCCGTTTTTTCGTAAAAACCAACAGGCAACGTCGCGATGGTTTCGGATAACAGCCTTACACATGACCACACTGCCGATAACTGCAGGGCTTTATCAACCGTAACGGATTTCCCTGCTGCGGACTGCCCACCAGCATAAGCAGCCCAGAATTCACCGTCGGTAAGGGAGATGGGTACGCCGAGCCACCGGCGAACGGCGCTTTTTATCCGGCCTGGCTTCTTCTCTTTATTCATGGTGACTCACACAATGATGGGATTACTGAAAAAGTCGTCGATATCGCCAGAATCATCCTCATAGCCTTCGGAGGCACCGATTGCCATAGCACCTGCTACAATGCCGTCGATACGCCCGGTACTTTTTTTCTTGGCAAAAATTCGGTTTTCTTTCTGATCAGCCTCCGTCACTGCTGAAGCCGCATTCCAGCGAAGACAAGGGTTCGTCCTGATGATAATGACGCTGTCATCAAGCAACTCTTCAAACAATTCGATGGAGTGAGGCATCCACAGCCCGGAATCTTTCGCTTTGTAATACCCTTGCCCATGAGGGATTAAGGGAACAGAAACCGATGCTTCCTCAAGCTCCGGCTCAAGATATTTAATGCGATACTGGTCGAAGGCGATGGCCTTGATATCGAACTTCTCCGTCAGATCGGCAATACGCTGGGCAACAAAGCCGTATTTCACCGCTTTGCCTGGCGTAGTGTGGATGTGACCATCGCGCTCCCAGGCATCATAAGGCACCCGGTCCGTTTTAGCCCGTTCGAGCAAGGTATCTTTGGGTGTCCAGAACTCCACCAGCAACTTGCGTTGTTTTGGAAAAAACAGCGCCAGGGCAGTCAAGTCACGGGATCCGGACAAGTCCAGGCCACCGTAGCATTCCTCACCCTCCAGCTCATCTGGATCAAAGTTTTCCTCACATCCCATCCAGACATCACTGCTCATCCACGGGTTAGCCGCGTCAACCCACTGACAGAAGTTGAGACGCCTGACAATACTCTCTTTCGAAGGCATCCCCCGGGCCTGAGTCACCTGCTCACGAAGATAGCTTTCTTCAAACGTGTGACCCAGCGAGGGGTTAGCCTTTTTCCAGCAGGACTCATCCTTGAAAGGATCGTCACCTTCATCCAGTGAACAAATAAAGGCGAAAAAACTGTCATCTTCTATCGAACCGGCAGATACCTTTCTACCGTATTCGTGATAGTCATAGCAGACGCTGGTTTTATCGTGTCCACTGTTCGTGATCATAAAAATGAGTGCCTGCCGGCGACCTTTAGTGCCGGCGCGCATCATTTCAACAACCTGATTGCTTTTATGCTCGTGAACTTCATCAATAAGAGCGCAATGTGGTCGTGGACCCGACTGTCCGTCATCTGAACTAATTGGGCGAAAGAATGAACCAGCCTGAAGAAAAGCCAGGTTCCACTCTTTGCCGGCGCCGCCAGATTTCTGTATGCGTGCGGAAAGAGCCGGAGACTGATCGACCATCGCCACCGCATCACGAAAGAGGACCATTGCCTGGTCTTTTTTCGTTGCAGCAGCATAAACTTCAGCACGAGGTTCTTTATCTGCAGTAAGACAGTAAAGACCTATCCCGGCAGAAAGGGGGGATTTGCCAGATCCTTTTCCTGATTCCACGTAAACCATTCGGAACCGGCGAAAACCTCTGGCATTTTTCCAGCCAAAAATCGAACCGACGATGAAACTCTGCCATGGCAGCAGAACAAAAGGCGCACCTTCAAAATCGCCCCCGTTAAGCTTGAGGACTTTCGCAAAATAATCAATGGAGCGCTGTGCTGCCTCAACATCCCAATGGAGCCCTCGTGCATGGGAAGATTCAAGATCCCTGAGGTGTCTCTGGCAGGCATTTCGAATGTCAGGACCGGCCAGTTCTTTTCCAGAGGTTACATCCTTTGCATACTGCGTTGCCGGATCAACCGAAGAACTTGTCGAGCGTGTCTTCTTCGGGGGTTTCGCCATTCACTTTCACCTTCGTCCTTGCCGCTGGTGTCAGACCGAATTCAACCAGGTAACTTTTAAAACGACGGTCAGCATCAGCCAGCATTGAAACTGCCGGGTTGGCCTTTATCAGAAAACCACCCTCGGTCTGGACGGTATAAGTTCTGCCCTCTACAGCGATGGTGTCGCGCAGTTGCAGGATATCGGCATAAATATCGCAAAGCCTTTCAAGCGCCAAAGTATCTGCAACGGTGAGAACACCCATACCATCGAGAAGCACAGTCAGCCGACCCCATGCCACCTTACCCCAGTCGGTAAGATGAGCTGGGGGGCCTGGAATTTCTTTAGCTGGCGTGGGTTCTTTATCGTTGAGTTTTCGTTTGCCCGGGTTGCCGGTAACCACTTTGAGGTGGGTCGGTTTCGGGCGTCGTCCTGCCATCGGAACCTCCCGGAAAAAACTTTTCATTTCGCGGTTGTGCACAAAAAGGACTGGCGGCGGTCATTTGGGTTCGAGGTTTTGAACTTTTGACCCGCCCCTCCCCCTCAGATGAGAATCGATATCATTTGAATGCTAATAATTTCAAATGACAATCACTTTTGAGGTATATTGATAATGGTTATCACTTAAACCAATGAGAAGCCGGGTCCAGTGGCATCCCGTTTTCATCGCAGCCGATCACGGTGCCACGCTTCTCCATTCGCTGCTTCGTTGAGTCGTGGTGCTGCTTACACAGCCCTTGCCAGTTCTTCCGGCTCCAGAAAAGCTTTTGCGCCTTCGCGATTGCCTGGCTGTCACCAGAGCGCAGAGCCTCTTTCAGTTTGTGCGGGATGATATGGTCAACCACCGTTGCTGCTGTCACCCTGCTTTGCTCCTGGCACATGACGCACAAGGGGTGCGCACGAAGGAAGATAAGACGCTCACGGTCCCACTTGCTGCCGTAGATGCGGGGATCTTTGTTCATGTGAAATTATTCCAGTACCTATGAGATATCATAAAAAAACCCGCCGAAGCGAAGCGGGTTTATCATTCTTTATTACGATAGCCGGGTAGGCTTTTCGCTCTCTTTCTCATCTTATACTCAGTCTCGGACCAGAACTCGCTAGGATCATTATTAAATCCACAGTTCTCGCAAATATAATCACCGGTCCAACCGCCTCTTTGCTTATCCTTCACCACATCATTTGAACCGCATTCAGGACAATATTTCATAGTTTCTCCGCGCCTACTCATTGATAGTGAGTATAGATCAGCATTATCACAGGCACTCAGTGAATGCCTGCTGTAATGCCTGTAATGCCTTAGCTCGCCTGCTCTGCGATGGTATCAAACAGCGCCAGCGCTTCGGTCGACTCCTGAACTGCTTTGATTGTCCGCGCCACCACTTCTGATTCAGTTGTTACGCGGCTGTACTGTTAGATAAACAGCTGATATTTGAGTTGGCTATCCTGAACGAACACAATCGCCTCTTTTGCTGCAGCTGTGTCGTAGTTCAGGGTGGAAAGCAGATTCAGTCGAATCAGTTCTTCTGGTGTGATTTCTGACATGTCTTACCTCTGTGCGATGTGGTGATGTATCAACCCCATTTTGTTGGTTTTGATAATGTTAATTGCATCAAAGTTTCATCGAGCTTTATGGATTACGTTGCTAGCTGTGTAAGCCAGTGGTGGGACACTGGTTAAAGAAATATTGAAACGATGAATGTTGACTACAAAAAGGACAAAAGATGGCTATGACTACCTGCCCTAAGTGCAGTTCCACAAGGTTTGAAATGAAAGAACACCCAGTCGCATACAGCAAATATAGAATTATGTTTATTCAATGCTCAGCCTGCGGCGCTGCCATTGGTACAACTGAATATCACAACACTAATGCCCTCATTAAGAGTCTTGCCCAAAAATTAGGTTTCAGCGTCTAAATAAACTATGGCAGGCATCTATATGCCTGCCATAGTTTAGCCAGCAGTCGGGTTAATGTTAGGGCAGTTGGCCAGCACAGATTTGTTGTGTGCCAGAATGTCTCGCTTGGTCTGACGGTCCATCACGTCAATATCGTGGACGGTCAGGTAGATGACCCTCACCCAGTTGCAGGCCGTATCAACGACTTCAACGACTACCGGGGCGGGCAAACTTTTCGCGCAACTCCCGATCAACATCGTAATCAGGCATATGGCTAACAGTCTGCTGTACATCGCTGGCCTCCTGGGTAACTTCTGCTTTCCGTTCTGCCGCGGCGACTGTGGCGGCAGCGTTCTCTTCGATACGCTGCTGTTCGGCTTTGG